GCAGGCCGAGCAATCCGCCGCCCGCCGCGAGTATCGGTAGGCCGACCGGGTTTGCCGCCAATGTCATCCCCATCGCCTCCCCAATCCCTGCGCCAGTCGCCGCCCCACCAAGCCCGGTCATCAACGGGCTCCCCGTCATCGGCTCATTTTTTCTCGTGACCCCGCCCGCGCCGGGCACCAACCCCGCGATACGGTTGATGTACTGATCGAGCGCCTCGCCGCGCGGATCGTAGTTGTAGCGTGCCATCGCGTCGTTAATGCCCGCCTGCGTATTGGCCTGCAGCGGGGCGCCGGACTGGTAAAGCCGCTCATATGGCGAGTAGGCGAGCGCGTCTAATGCGGGGCTCATCCCTACCATGCCTGCCATGCGCCCGCGCTCGGAATCGTAGAGCCCGCCTTGCAGCCCGCGCTCGGCGGTGTACATGCTCCCGAGGCGCGAACGCTCGGAGTCGTACAGGCCGGCGCGCATGTTGCGCTCCTGCCCCAGCGCGCCGGCAAAATTACGGCTAATGGCGTCGGCCACCGCCTCGTCTGCCAGCCCCCCACTACGCCCAGCCGCCGCAAAATTGCTGTTGATGGACCGCAGCTCAGGGTGCGCCGCCGCCATGACCATGTTGGAAAAGTTGGCCTCGTTGAAATTCGGCATCCCGAGGTCATAGGACATCTTCCCGCCCATCGCGCCGGTCGGGTCATACCCGCCAAGTACGTCGCCGCCCTGGATGTCGCCAAGGTAATCGCCGCGCGTCGTTCGTCCGGCCTCGCGTAGCGCATCTTTGCGGATGAACGCCCCGCCACCGGCGGCCAGCCCTGCCATGCGGTCCATGCCGAGAGTTTGGCGGGAATTCAGATCGGCGTAGGTCTGCCCCGGGAAAAACCCTTTCGGGTTATCCCAATCAGACCGCATCTCACGGCGCGCGTATTTGCCGCCGTATTGAAGATGCTTCTTTGCCCACTCCGGCAATTCCTGTTTCGTGATGGTGGTGTTTGTGCCGCCGCTGCTACCGCCGCCTAGGCTCATGGCGAAACTCCCATTGATCGGGTTCCTCGTGCGGGAGGAATTCCCATAACGCGAGGCTGCATTGCAGCGCCCGCTCGTGCCCGTGCAGGATGGAAACCACCGCCGGGACTAGTAGGTTTGCGCTCTCGCGCAGAAAGAATGCCCGGCATCGGATCTTCCAATCCGCCGAGCGTTCCAGTTCGTTCGAGGTCTCCCACAACAACGTCATTTGTTCCACATGGAACTGAAGCAGCGGACGCCACCGCGCCCAAAACGGATTACGCTCGAGGCCGAATAGCAACGCCCGAAACGCATCGATCGCGTCGGCCCGGTTCAGCTCGTCGCCGTCTGCAAGGTCGTCCCACGTTTCCGAGATGCTCGCGAGCGCATGAATGCAGGCCATCGCGTCCGCGTCCTGAACAAACGCCTGGATGATGGAGTCGCGCTGTTCGCGCCACGCAGCCGAGTCGAACTCAGCCGGTGACGACATATTTATAGGTGCGGTCGGTGCTGGCCGCGCTGGCATGGATGACCGTGAATTGCCCGTCTGTGATCCCAGCGGTAGGGATATAGATCGTCCCGTTACCAATCTCAGTGGCGGCGTTCGTCGTGGTCGGGGTAAACGTGATTACGCTGTTTGTGCCGACCCGGGTATCGGATACCACGGTGCCCTCTTCATTCGCGTCGCACGTAAACGAGCCGGTACGGTCCCGGCCATCGCTGATCGCGTTAATTGCATCTGCCAGCTTACGCCGATGCTCTGCCGGGTCTCGCCACGTAACCGGGACGCGCAGGGGCATCAGCGCCGCCCCATTTCGGAAACTTCTTCGATCTCGATGCCGATGGCGTGGTCAAACCCCCCCGTCACCGTCACCTGCGCCCGGTGATACCGCCCCGTCACGCGCGGCGTGAATCGGCCGGATGTGCGCTGGCTCAGGCTGTCACCGTAGGTGTATGTGCCGCCCTGGTCGTCCCGTGCGGCCACTTTGGCCGTTACTGTGCCTGCCCCATCGACCAGCGGCCGAAACGCCGTCACGCGCGATTGCTGGCCGTCTATGGGCTGCGCTTCGACGGTCTCCAGTGTGGCGTCCAACGCGCTACCGGATAGGAAGGCAAGTTTGTTGTCTGCATCGAACCCGGCGAGCGCAGTCACGCCGCCGGACCACACGCGCGAATCGAGCGGCTCCAGCATGGCGTCCATCGACGCCGCCTTGAGGCTCACATCATCGATATCGCCGTCGAAGTCCGATGTAGCGGTGAACTCCAGCAACGAGCCGGAGCCGGCGTGGAATGTTTCGGTAAAGGTGGCGTTCGTGCTGCGCGCCGTGCCGGCCGATCCGCCAACCTTGGGCGTGACGCTACCGGCCGTGCGGTTCGACACGGTGAACTCGAGGTAGTAGCCGGCCGCCTCCGTGATCGATACGGTCTGCTCCAGGTCGCTCGACGTACCGGCCGCGTGGCTGGCTACGCCGCTGCCGATAGTCCAGCCCGTGCCCTTAGTCCAGTCCGAGTCCGCGCCGAACCCGCCGTTTGTCACCAATTCGGTGCCATAGCTTGCGGCTACCACGTCCAGGCCGTCTAGCGTGTACCCGGCGGTCGCGGATTGCAGCAATATCTGGACGGCCTGATCGCCGGACGCCCATCGCTTGTTGGCATAGTCGTATACCAGAACCCGATTAGGCTCGCCCCCGCTATTGCCCTGCCCGGGGTACGCCCACCACACAATATTGCGGGTCGGGTCAGATACGCTTGTGATCCGGTACGGGTAGGCCGGGTCAAAGTCATTCCAGAACGTGCGGTTTACCTTGTCAGCGCCGATGGGGATGGACTCTGAGCCATTCACCAGCACGTAGAACCCATCATCCGACAGGTAAAAAACCTGACTGCCAATCTGGCACACGCTGCCCGAGGAGAACGCGCCCCGAGCTTGTTCTATCTCGTCAAATTGCCAGATTACCGGGGATCCGGCGTAGGTCATGCGCCAGATCGAACGCTCCTGGAATACGACCCCGTATTCCCCGCCGACGATGCGCTGAACCCATCCGCCCTCGCCCTTCAAGTCCTGGTAATCGGCCTGCGTGGACGCGCTCACCGCCCAGGTTTCGCTGTTGTCGATGCCGGACCAGTGGACGCGGTTCGGGACCAGCCCATCACTGGAATCATTGATGTTCCCAAGCACCACGAACTGCCGCACGACGCCAATATGCCGCGCCTTGGGCGGCGACCCACCGAGGGCGGCGAAGTTGGCGCCGCCTAGCGTGATGTCTTGCGGGTCGTCGGTGAAATTGGTGGCGATAACCGTCTGGTCCCACTGCGCGAACTCCCACCCGTCACGGGTCGCGGTGGCATAGTTGCCGCCACTGGTCCGGGTGGCAGACGAAAAAGTGCCGTCCGTCAGCGTATACAGCGTAGTCTCATCGCCCGCGTAGGTGTAAACGTTATTGTCTTTGTCGCGAACCGTGATGCCGCCTCGGCAATACGCCGTGAGCGCGTTGCTGTAGGCGGACAACGACGGCATAGGCAGGTAGCTATTCGCTGCCGGCAAAACGTTATTGGCGACCGTCGCGCCCGGGTTGTTCAGGGCGGGCAGGTCCGGCAGGTATTCGCCAAATGGAATCACTGAAGCAGCCCCCGCTGCCGTCGCGCCTCGCGCTGTTCAAGCAGCCCGGTTAGCCATTCCTTACCCTCTTGCCCGCCATAGTACGCAGCGGCGCCCGCGCCACCGCCTAGCAGCCCGAGCATCGTCAGGGTGGCGCGACCGGCTTGGTTTAGCGGCTCTCCGTTGCGCTCCAAGATCTTCGGCAGAGTGTCATCGAACACGACGTAATTGCGCGTGCCCTGGCCGGCTGCGCGGCTGCTGCCGTCGAGGTAGCGGATGCCGGGGATGCCGAGTGCCTTCAATCTTTCGGATGCAACAGACTTGCCGCCGCTATGGCCCTCTCGTTGTTCAAGCCGCGTATAAAACTCGCCGCCCGTCCTTGATTCCTCGGTTAAGAGTTTCTGCCGTAATTCTGTAAGTCGTTTTTCGGCTAACCCCGCCCTTCTCCCGCCAAGCTTTAGCTGTTCTTCATATAGATTAATCGCGCCCTGTATGTCCGCAGGAGAATCGCCAATATCCCTTAAAGCCTCCCGCACCGCCTCCGGCTGCTCCGACAGCGGCGCATCCCAATCGAGCATCTTGGCGATGGCGTCGTCGGGGAGGTCGGCTTTATACATATATCCACGATCTACTTTCATATCGGGCAAGATCGAATCAAAGGCATCGGCTTCTTTTTTCGGGAATCCATTCTCCGGGGTCATAATCTTTCTAAATTCTTTAGGCTCCATCCCGGACGTTCGAAACAACTCAAAAACCTTATATTGATCGTCCGTCATGGAATCCAAGATATCATCGTCAACTTGAGAAATAGGTTGCCCTTTATAAGTCATCCCCCAATTTTTAGGGCCAACTTGTACCGCCCCAAATTGACGAACACCCGCATTTTTTGCGGCAAGAGTTTCTTTATAGCTTTTCGCCACGCCCGGCGAATCCGCAAAGTACAACCCGTGCCCATACGCCTGCGCGCCTTCGCCCGTTCCGATCTTGGACAGATCGAACTTGTCGAATCGGTGCGGACTGCCGTGGTAGACCGTCGCGCCCAACTCCTTGCCCATCGGCCCCATTGCCCGGCGGGTTGCCGCGAGGTCGCCGCCGCGTGCTGCCATCATGGCGAGCGGGGCGACGCCAGCAGCGGCCACCTTCCCGATCGGGCCGGCAGTATCTAGCGCCATGTCGGCATACTCGAGCAGCCCCACGGGCTGACCGCTCGCAGCCAGCCCCACAGATCGCGCTACGCCGCCCACGGGCGAGAACATGATCGCGGGGTTACGTTCGGCCTCCTCCGCTAGCTGGGCGCCGAGAAACGCCACATCGCCAATAGGGCGCATCTCGCCTTGCGGGCGCCCCCGATACTGCATATCGAATCCGACCGGATCTTGCCGACGGGCATAATCAAGGTCGGACAGCAATCGCGCGATCGGGTCGCTCATTACGCCATCCTCGTCATCGGCGCCATGCCGGCCGGGTATTTTTCCATGTCATCCTGCTCGTCCACTTGCGCCTGCGCCGCTTGGGCTCGAGCGGCCCATGTCGCGATGCGGGCGTCGTTTCCGATATAGCCTTCGGCCTCGACAAGCGAGCGATAGAGGTACAGATCCGGTGCGTTGCTCAAAAGCCAGTTGGTCGAGTTGTCGTCGGATAGGGCAGTCCACTTGGCGTAATAGATGCCGGCAAGCGTGTAATCGCTGTCGGGGTATGGCCCGAAAATGAAGTTGCTGCCGTCGCGCGAGATGAGGCGCGGCAGGGCGGTTGCCGAGCGCACGGGGTATTTGCGGTAGAGGTCTTGCGCCCCCACGATCTCTAGCAGGTTCGCCCCGCTGGAGTCGATATAGGCGTGCTTAAGCTCCAGCAGATCGGACGGCACCGCCGCCACACCTGACGAGATCGTGACGGAAAGCGCCGTCTCCTGCGCGCGCAGCCGGAGAGTTCGGTTGAAGTGCGCTTCGGCCAGGTCGATGAAGTCATCTACCACCGAGTCGAGGCCGTCACGATCCAGCCAATTGATAATAGCCGTCTTGAGGCTGGTATAGCTGCTAATCGCCATTCAATACGGCCCTCCATTCGTCCGCGTAGCGCGTGCTTTCCCAGCCCGGCATATCCGGCGTGCCCCGGGTGAAATGGACGGCGCGCGGGTCGATAGACTCGTCGCTGTGACCATCAAGCCAGTTCCACGGCTCAGGCAGCGCGCCGATTTCGTGGTCGCCCATCCACTCAAATCCATGCAGGGCGCGCCCCGACATCCGATTTACCGCTTCAGGAATAAGCCATCGGGTTGTCGGGTGGTCGCAGTTCCACGCTACCAGTGACGACCAATTCTTGCGGAAGTAAGGCTCCTGCGCCTGTCCGCGCATCTTGGTCCCCGGGGCGGGCTCATAGCGGTGCTTGACCGCCATCACCGCGAATTCCGGGTCGAATTGCGCCGCCAGTTCCGCGACATCCGCGCGAAACAGGAAATCCTGATCGACAAATACAGCCCACCCCTCGGGGTGGAGAGCCGGCACTAGGAACCGGCTAAACGAGAAATCCGTGCTAAACGGGCGCCCGTCGATGGAGTCGTACCGCTGCCCGCCCACCGTGTAGTGCGTGCGCGTGTAGAGCCCAATGGAGCGCAGCCAAACCAAGTCCAGCGGCACCGTATGGATCGGAATGCTGGACTGCGCTCGCAGGCTGCGCTCGCAAACCACGTAGGATTCTGCGCTGCCAGCGTCATAGCCGATGTAGACGCTAAGCGGCTTTGCGATCACCCAACCACCCCTCGAGGTCTCGCGCGACACGATTCGCCGTCTTCGCCCATTCGTCGTCCGACTCGCGCCGATACAGCCGCACCGTGTCGCCGTAGTACGGGATGGCCTCGCCCCGCCCCGTATAGTGGATATTCGGCCGCATGTTGACCATGCACCACGCCGGAGTGCCCAGCGCGCCGGCCAGATGAACGACGGCGGTCGGGACGGTAATCACGAGGTCCAACTCGGCTACCAGCGCGGCCGTGTCGTCATAGTCGTCCGTCTGGGTCGCCCACGGGAACTCGTGGATCTGAATCTTCCGCCGCCGCTGGAGCGCGGCGATATCGGCGCTCCGGTCTTTGTATTCGAGCGAGACGAAGTGCGCCGGCTGCCGGAGAATCGGAATGAGCCGCTCCAACTGCGCTCGCCTTGCTGTGCGCTGCGTCATGCCGACACCGCCAGTCCAGGCGATCCCGATCTTCGGCTCCGGGCCGAGCGAGTCGAGGATAGCGCGCCACGCGATCCGTCGTTGTGGATCTGCGACTAGATAAGGCTTGCCGGGATAGTCCGCCTCCACCCGCCGATAGTGGCGATGCAGCGAAAACCCGCCGGCATGGCACCCGATATCGAGCTTAAGCGGCCATTCGATTTGAGGCTCAAGCAACGTGCCATGAACCTCCAGGGCGGGGAAACTGCGGCGAATGAGCCCTTCGAGCTTGCCCACTACTTCGACGCTCACAACCGTGCAATCGCGGGCCGCATCGGCTAGCGGTTCAAGGCTGGCAATCTGGTCCCCGATCCCCTGCTCGGCGTGCACGGCCATTCGCACCGCCTTACCGCGCCCCCCGTCCCATCGCGGTTCGCCACGGTAATTCCGCTCCGTGCGCCACCGCAGCTTACCGTAGCCCGCTTCATAGGCATCCCAACCCGCGCCCCACTGGCGCTGCTGAAGCAGGGCAAAGCCAAGGCTCGACTGCGCCCACTGCGCGGACGGGTACAGCTCCATCGCCTTACGGCAAACCGCCTCGGCTTCTTCGCTGCGGTATTGCTGCACGTAGCAGGTTCCGAGCGCGACGAGCGCCGCTTGGTTGTCCGGGTCAAGGTCGAGGGCGCGTTGGTAGCATTCCTCGGCTAGCACCGGCTCGTTGACGTGATCCCACGCCTTGCCGAGATTAAGCCAGTTCTCCCACCGCTTGCCGCCGTCCTGCTCAAGTAGCCATTCGTAAATGAGCCGCGCCAGCGCTGGGTTGTCCTGCTCGAGCATCAACCGCCCGAACAGGAACCAGCCCTCGACACAGCTATGGTTCTCCATCAGGTACGCGGTCAGCACCCGGCCGGCTGCGTCGTAGTCGCGTTCATCAATCCACTGCTTGACGACGGGAAGGTCTGTCCGGTGGGTCTCCGTCATCACATGGACATCAGCGACCATCTGTATACCTCCCGATCTTGCCGTCCGTCGTCTTGAGGTAAGACCATTCGGGGGAGTCGAGCAGCTTGTGCACGCGCCCCTTGTGGTCCGGGTTGTGCACATTCACGCCATATTCGAGGAGCCACTTGTGTTGAATCACGGCCGGGATTGTCGCCACGCGCCACCACCCGTCCGCGATTTCCTTGCGGTCCACCTCCGTTAGCCGGCCGGCACCGCCCACGCCCCGGTTGCGATGGGCGCGGGCGGTGCGTAGATATGGCTCGACATCCTGCACGGTCTCGATCCGAGTCACCCGCGTTTCGTGGTCGTAGTGGTGATACGTCGCCGTGCGCGTGTCCCGGTCGAAATCGAGCAAGCGCCGAGTCACTTGAACGTTTTTCCTGTCTTGCGCGACCCGCCGCCCTTGAACTGGTGCCCCACGATGCGCGGAACGCCGGTCGTTTTGCGGTGGTCGTCGATATAGGATTTCGGCGCGCCGTGCTTGCCGCACTTCGTGCCACTCATGCCGTCCCCGGCGTAGGGGCCGAGGTGAACGTTTCCGCTTTTCTTCATGGCTTCTCCAGGTAGAGGCGGGGCCGAAGCCCCGCCCGCCCGTCAGGGCTTAGGTGGTGGAATAGATCTTGAACGAAGCGTCCGGGTGCTTCGCCGTCAGCGTGTACTCCGCAAGGATCTGACGCCGGTCCGAGTCACCGGTTTTCGAGAGCTCCTGCGTCATCACCGGCCGCAGATACGACACCGACCAGAACTCGAGGTCGAGGCCATAAACCACGTCAGTTGGCACGAATCTCGATGCGACGAGCGAGTGCGTGCCTGCGTCCGAAACGAAGACATCGGCCGCGCCAATGATCGTTGCCGGAGCCGCCGGGGGCGTGTCGCGGTACAGGGTAGCGATGCCGGTGAAGCCGGAAGCCACGCGCTTGTTGGCGTAGTCCATCAAGACCAACTGCGGGTTGCCGCCTTCGTTCCACGCCAGCGCGATCCCGCTGTTCAGGTGCTCGGACGTGAATGCCGCCGCCGTGCCCGCCGTGGGCGCGGTGCCCGGTGAGCCGGACGTGATCGCCGGAGTGGTCGCGGCCGTGCCGAGCTTCACTTGATTGGTGAACAGCCAGCCAGCCAGTCCGGCCAGCGCACGCGCCGACACGATACTGCCAGCGGTCGCCACCTGGGTTCCGCAAAGCGTCACTTCCATATCCCGCTTGAGTTCGCGGGCGCGAGCAGCAAGCTGGAAGGAAAGCTCGTCGGCACGGCCGGCCGAGTTCACCTTGCGCTGCGTGCCGCTCACGCGGGCGGTGTGCGCCGAGATCTGGCACCAGTTGTTAAACCGCTTCGTGACGGTCGCCGCGTCCGTGGTCGCATCGTCGCCTTCGATGACCCGGTTCTCGGCGGCGGCGGTCAAACTGTGGGTCTGCCACTCGTGCAGAACCGCCGAAGCCGAATCCCGAGCGACGTTCGACATGAACGGCGTATCCATCGGGGAGATGTCATAAATGATGTCCGAGAGGTCTTCCCGGTTGCCGATGGCGGTGTGCGCCGTCAGCGTGTTGCTGGGAACAGCCATTGGTTTAGCTCCTGAGTCGAGCGCCGATCAAAGCCGCCGCATCCTCCACCCGCCCCGACTTCTTCAGGTTTTGGCGAAGGCGCACGGTCTGGTCTTCGATCGCGCCGCGTTTTCCACGCGGTGAGCCGGGGCGCACGGTGCGCTTTCCGATCTTCACCACCCTTTTTTTCGCGACATCAACCTGCCCCTGCTGTTGGTCATAGGCTCTCGCCTTGTTCGCCAGCACGACAAGCCGGTGGTCCGCCACGGATGAAATCTCATCCTCGGTGAACCCTCGCTCGGACAGATAGCCCCGGAGTTCCGCCATCTCTGACTTAGCCGTCGCCTCGTCCTTCCATGCAGGCAAAGCCTGCATCAGCGCATCGCGTTCGCGCGACAGGAACACCTCGCGCTGCTCGGCAATCTCTTGCTCCGCCGCCGCTTGGTCCGCCTGCCACCGAGCCGCAATGGCCTGTTTCGCCCGTTGCAACTGCGTATTCCGCTCAGCCATCTCTTGACGCTTCGCCGTCCATTCGGACGGGTCATCGGCCCGCAGTCCGTCCCAATTGATGCTTTGGTATTCCTGCATCATCTGCGCTTCAAGGGCCTGCGAAATCGCAGCCGCCTCGCGCAACGCCGTCTCGCGCGCCGCGCGCTGCTCACGCATTTCCGACTCGAAGGCTTCGCGCTCCTTAACGAGCGCGTCACGCTGCGCGTTGGTCTTGCGCGCGTCGGCGATCGCATCCTTCAATTCGCCCAGCGACAGATCGACCGTCCGCCCGTCCTCGCTGATCGGAACGGACAGGGAAAACAGGTCGCTCGCATCGACGCCAAGATGCTCGGCGAGGTCCGCGATGGACGACACCTCGACCGCATCGCCGTCATCGCCGTCCGTGGGCGATTCTCCAGCCTCCTGCGCGAGTGTTTCGCCTTCCGGCCCCATCGCTACCGACTCGACGCCTTCCGGCGCCCCTGCGATCTCTGAAACGGTCTCAGGGGACGGCGCGGTATCCACCTCGGCCGCCGGCTCTGGCGGGGGCGCCTCTGCGGCGGCAATGCGGCTAGCAATCGACCCGATATCTTGTGCGGATTCAGCCATCTCTGGCCTCCTGTAGTTGCATCTCTGCAAGCTGGCCGGTCTGGATGATTTCGGCCAAGTGTTCTTTGACTTCGTTTAGCGCGAGGATCCGGCGCTTACACGCCAATGTCGCCTCGTCGCTCGTGCCGCTCGCCAACAGGCGCTCTAGTTCCGCGGCGATCAGCGTCGTGTAAGCCTCGTCCCACAACGGGGAATCCAGCAGCGCCCGGGCCTGAACCGCCCGATCCACCTCGCGAATTCGCGCCCGCTCGTCGTCAGGCCGCATGCCGGCCCCTCAGCGCTCGAGCGATGCGCGCTAGCGGCATCTCTGCCGGCACGTCCGGGTTGCAGCCCACGAAAAAACCGTTGTCGTGCCAGTCGTCGGCTACCGGGCAATCGCCGTCGAATTCATACCAGTCGTTCACCGGGTGGCGCTGGATGTTCCCGGCCACCACCGGGCGGGTATCCACGCCGTTAAGTTCGCCCAGCAGCGCGTCCCGATCATCGGCGCGGACGGCAAACCCGAACCACGACGAGCGCCCGTTTTCTCGCTGGTGACCGAGGAGCCGCTTGTAGTGCTCGGCATGGGCGCGCCGCTGCTCCAGGAACGTCGGCAGCTTGCGAAGCTGGACCCGCCCAATCGCGCCCTGCACCTCGGTCGGGCGCACCGAATAGCCGGGGTAATGAAACTCGAACGGGGCCTGTTTGCCGGCCCAATCCCGGGACCACCCATGCGCCCGAAGCGACACAAGAATCCGATAGAGCCGCGCGTCGTCGGTCGTGATAACGCCGCCCTCCATCGTGGATATGTGGTGCGAGAAAAACAGACTGTGCGAGGCCATGAGGCCAATCGAGCCAGTCTTACGCCCGTTGTACTCCGCGCCGAGCGCCTCGCAGTTGTCCTCGATAATGATCGGGTTGTCGATGCGGTCGAAATCGCACGGATTGCCGAGCAGGTTGACCACGAACGCCACGCCGCTGTCGGGCAATCGGTCCGGGTCGATGGTCAGCGAATCGTCCACGTCCACCACAGCGCCGCGCAGCCTGAACTGGTTAACCGGCGCATACGTGGTATTCCACGAAACCGCCGGCATCCAAACCGGGTCCATCGGCTCGATGTAGTCGCCATAGACCAGCGCCGCCACCATCAGAAGGTTGGCGCTCGATCCGCTATTGACCATTACGGCGTAGCGGGTGCCGATGTAGTCGGCGAATTCCGACTCGAACGCGGTGCACTCGCGCCCCATCGTGGTCTGGCCTGACCGCAAGACGCGGCACCCGGCCTCGATCTCTTCTTCACCCCACGTGGATGTGGCGAGCGGGTACTGTTGCTGCACGCACCATTTCCTCGATCATGAATTCAAACGTGATGCTCGGCGCCCAGCCGAGATTGCGGCGCGCCTTCGACGCGTCCCCACACAGGTGATGCACTTCGGCCGGGCGTTTGAACTCGTCGGCCTCGACAACGCGCCGCTCCCATTCCGTGATTCCGGCTGCGCGAAACGCGACATGGCATAGGTCGCGAACCTGATATGATTCGCCCGTCGCCAATACGTAATCGTCCGGCGAAGGCTGGAGCATCATTGCCACCATCCCGCGAACGTAGTCTTCGGCGTGCCCCCAATCGCGGCGCGCGTCGAGGTTCCCCAGTTCCACTACGTCCTGTTCTCCGGCCGCTATCGCAGCCGCAGCTCGGCACACTTTCTGCGTTACGAAGTCTGCGCCGCGCCGCACCGACTCGTGATTGAACAAGATCCCGGCGCAGGCCCAAACGCCGTAAGCCTCGCGATATAGCCGCACGAGGTGATGCGCCGCGACCTTCGACACCGCGTAGGGACTTTGCGGATCGAATGGTGTGGATTCGCTTTGCGGCCCGGGCGAATTACCGAACATCTCCGAGGTGCTCGCCTGGTACATCCGAGCGCCCGTTGCGCGGGCCGCTTCCAACATGTGGAGCGCGCCGGTCGTGTTCGTGTCGAACGTCGCCTTTGGACACGCAAATGAGTCCCCCACGTGCGACATGGCGGCGAGGTTATAGATCTCGTCCGGCGACACTTCGGCAACCTGCGCCACCACGCCAGGATCCGTTATGTCCCCCACTACCGGCGTGACGCCGTGCGGCACCTTCGCCATTTCCGTGTCCCGCGCGCACCGCCGGACCAGCCCGTAGACCTCCACGCCATGCAGCAGCAGCAACCGCGAAAGGTAATAGCCATCCTGCCCCGTGACGCCCGTCACGAACGCCCTACGCGGCATGTTTACGCATCCCCTTGTCGTGGCGAAGGTACGCGCCGAGTTCACTATCAGGCACCACATGTAGTGACTGATAGTGCGGCGACTGGAAGTCCCGCCCGCCCCGCGTCAGGTTCGCCACCGGCATCCCGGTCTTCTCGGCCACGTAATCGAGCGCCCAGCAGTCATGCCACCCGCTAGGAAGACAGAAGATGCGACGGTTCTCATAGAGCGCCCGATAGCCCCGAAAGAACTCCTGCGCTTCGCGTTGGCGCATATCCCAGATCACGACGCCGGTTTCGCTGTGATATCCGGGGCGCTGGTACGTCGCCATAGGCAAGCCCGTCAGCAATTCGCTGATCTTCTCGGTCGACAGCGAGCGCACCATTTCCACGTCAGAGTCCAGCCAGAGCAGGAGTTCCCCGCCCTCGTCCGCCGCATCGCATTGTGCAAATACCTTCCGGCTGAACTTCCATGCGTCAAAGTTGTAGTCATAGCTCTTGCCGAATATCCCGCGTGCGGGCGGGAACCCTTCACACTCGCGCATGAAGTCCTGCGCACCGGGGATGTCCTCCCATTGGCGCCATACAATGCGGTCGCGTTGCAGTGGCGGCTCGGCGCCTTCGTGATAGATCACGAATTCTGCGTCTAGATGCTCGAGCCACGAGCGGATATTGCGCTGGACAAACGCGCCCCAGTTTGCCGGGTCGTAGGTGCTGACTACGCGCAATTCCATACCTGCTCCAAGTCCTCCCGCATAACCGCCCAGGCCTTGCCCTGGTTTAGCTCGGTCACGTCGAACTGCCGAGCGCATAGGTCGCGCGCCCATTCTTCGCGCTCGTCGTCGGTCGGCTCATAAGGCGATTCAATATCGCCAAGGTGCATTTTCGCCAGCGCGCTCGAGGCGCATGGCTTGTCCGTGAACACCGGCACGCCGTATGCGAGCGCCTCACACCCGATCGTGCTGCCCGCCGTCACGATGGCCCATGCGTTGTCGAAACACTTCTCCATCGACGCAACGCGCGGCGCGATGCCGTCACCCGCGCCCGGCTTCGCACGCACTTCGATGGGCCGATCGGTATAGCGCCGCAGCTCGGCGATCGTCTTTTTGGTCCAGCCTTCGGCCGTGTCACCGTAGCCATTGGCGTGCTGCATTTGGTTGGACGGACACACGTAGACGATCGGGCCCCGCTCTTTTCGCCAAGGGCGCAGAATGCAGCCCTTGGCCTCGAGGTCATCCGTCCGCCGCACCGGCCAACCCTTGCGCGAAAACCACTGCTGGTCCCACGCAAGCCGGATGCTGTCGGGCTTGCGGCGCAGGAAATAGGGGCCGTCCGCATAGAGCCAATGAAAGCCCTTCTTACGGGTCTCTCGCCACGCATCGGCGGCTTTACCCATAACACCGTAGGCGCAGCCGTGGGTATATACGTCGCCGGGCCAAGTTTGGTGCACGACGCCGTCGCCGCGCATATTGTTGACTAATTTTTGTCCAGTGCTTGACATCCGCCAAAGCAATAATTTCATCAGCCCCAGCCCGCCAGCACCTCGTCATCGCTCAGCACGCCGCGTCCGCGATACCGCGCCCACGATTGGCTTTCGATCCAGCGTTCCGTTGCGGCAATGTCGTCCTCGGTATGCACGTCGAGCCCGCCGGGATTCACGACGAAGCCGATACGGTTGCCGAGATAGCGAAACGGAGGCTGCGCCGACATCGATGGCGGGAGACACCGGGACACCCGGATAGCCCGGGCTGCGCCGTCCAGCACCACCGCGCGCTCCGAGATCTCTTGCCGGTTGTTCTGCACCAGATCAGGCACCGGCACCCACGGGACCAGCGTGCCATCCTCGCAAACGCGCTTGACCCGGTACGGGTGGCAATCATCCAGAAACCGCACCGATACGCACGAGTCCAGATAATTGTCCGTCATGAGCGCCGAGATGCAGTCGTCCACCAATCCGTCGTTATGAATGCCGCAGTTAGCGTGCATCGTTACGAGGATGTCCGGGTGCAGCGGCATTTGCTCCAGCGCGTGCACGATAGCGTCCGACATCTGCGCCTCCGGCCCGGACAGATAATCCGGCCGATCAATCACATGGGCGCCCGCATCGTCCGCAATCGCCTTGATTTGCGGGCAGTCTGTGGTGACGTACACCCGATCAACCATTTCGGCGTCCATCGCCGCCCGTAGCGGATACGACACCAAGGGTCGGCCAGCCACTTGGCGGACGTTTTTGCCGGGCACGCCAACGCTGCCGGCGCGGCCCATGATCAAGGCATAGACCCTAGCCAATGGTAGTTACCTGCCCGGATGCGTCCCGTTCCACGGGGATGTCGCCAATCGCCACGATCAACCCATTCGCGTCCCGCTTGATAGTGCGAGGCGCTCGCGATTTCTCATCCATCGCCTGAACCACGCTGTGCAAGTTATCCACCTGCGCCGACACCTTTGCGACGGCTTCAGCAAAAAGGTCCGCGATCTGTGTCGCGATTCCTTGCTGGTCGTCCCCCATGCCGAGCAACTTGGCCTGCTCAACCGATAGTGTGGTGCCGGACTGGATAACCGCTTTCAGCACCTCGACCTCGCGCTGCGCCGCCGCAACGTCGGCTTGATGGGCTACTTGCGCCGCCTTTAGCTCCTGCTCGCGCAACTTGATCTCGGTCTCGATCGCCACCTTCGCGCTGCCGTCCGCTGCCGTGCGCTCGGATTCCAGCGCCTTGATGTCGGACTGGAGCGCCAACAGCTCGACCTTTGCCGCCGCTTCCTGCTCACGCAGCCCAAGCTCAGCTTGGCGCAGTTGCAGCTCAGCCGCCTTGATCTGGCCGTCCTGCTGAACCTTCGCCAGATCGACGCGGTTTTTCTCCGACCGCACTTGCGCATCGGCCATTGTCATCTCGCGCTGGACTTCCAACGCCAACATTTGCGGATCGGGCTCCGGTTCCTGCGGCTCCATCTGGTCCGGATCGGACCAATACAGCGATTCCTCTAACCCCTGTTCGCGCGTGTAGTCGCGAATGGCCGAGTACACGTTTTGCGGAGTCAAGACGACACCCATAAAGCCGCCTTCGACTGCAATCTGCTGCTTTTCAAGCACGTCAGCCAGCGCCACGATGCGACGCTCGCGCGATATCCGGCCAATCCCGACCTGGACCGACATATCGGTGCGTTCGCGCCACTCCTGCGGCCGCACCTGCGCCCATTGGCCCGATACGCGAAAAGCCAACGGGCGCGTACCGTGCTTTCGCATCAGCTCGTGCATCCGCTGGAATAGCTGGCGCAGCCCAAGCTCGGCGCAAACCCGAGCGATTAACTCGATCTTTGAACGCGCCGCGTCGTAAGCGAGCGCCGCCACGCCCGTATTTATGTTGGCTAGAGAATTTCCGGCGAGCGCCCCCACTTCCTCGCCCACGCCAACCCGACGCTGCCGTGCGTCGTCGAGATACTGCATGAGGTCGAAGGTCTGCGGCGGAATGGGCTGCTGCGGAATCGGCATCATGTGATTGCCGGGCGGGTCTTCACCCTTCGTCCGCACGATGCCGCCGGGGCGGCTTGTCGTCAGGTCGTCAAGATTCACCCGCGAGTTGACGGCAGTCCGTCCATTGTTCGCGAGGTAGGTACTATCGAGAACCTGTCGCGTCAGGGTGGTTTTGATCGCCTGGAGGTCTTCGACAAGGTCGGACGCGGACAGCCCGTGAAACTTGTGCGTCAGCAGCACAGGCGACCACGTTACGAACGGTTGGCGATCAACTTCTTCAATGTCGAGCAGTTCCGAGCCCGCCGTGTACTCGCTATCCCCGCCGGCCAGCGTCACCTTGAGGAGTTCCGCGAGGCCATCGCCGTCGCGGTCCACGCGGATATAACACTCCGTTACCCAAACCCGCTCCATCGACCAGTGATCGGCCTGCTCGCGGTCCTGCTCGTCCGATAGGTGCCGGCGGGCATCGCGTTCTTGGGTTAGCGTGTCGTTAGCGGCCGGCAGGCTCTCAACTACATCAGGGTCATAGCCGCACTCGATCAGCTCGGATTTCGTCTTGCGCGTCCGGTGATAAATGAATGAGGCATCATCCGGGTAGGGCGAGCGCGCATCCCGGTCGAGGCCAAATTCCTCCGGCGGGACCGGCTCGATGTGCAGCCGGCCCTCGTCGGACTCAACCATGAGTACG